CATTTGAGCCATTTGTTGTTGATTCGGCTGACCACCCTGCAATATCTGCTGCATGACGTTACTTCTGGACTGATCGTTACCACCAGTTGGTACGCTCTTCCTGACACTTTCACGCACAGTATGAGCGGGTTGAGGAGGCGATTCAGGGGTAGGTCCGGGCCTGTCCTCTTTAGGCTCCTCAAACATGATAATACTACGCAATCGTGGCATATCCATCAAATCGGCATAGATGTCTGTAAGTGCCTGAATATCAATCTGACCACCATACTGCTCCATCATCGGTTGCATTGGTAGTGCTATCTGAGTGAGGAACTGAGTGATGTTATTCATCCTCTCACTAGGCGACTTGTACATCATTGAGAATGGCTCAATGTCGAAGTTGTACTGCAAGAAGTCACCTTCACGCTGCTCAGGAGTCCAAGTGCGGTCGAACTTAATCCCAGCGACTTCTGTTTCTCCGGGAATCTCCATATTCTCATCGTTCCAAAGCAGCCATCCTAAGTCTTCACAAATGTCTGCTACGAATCGTATGACACGGTACTGCATGTTAGCTTCTCGCTTATTAACAGCACCATGTAGCATCTTATCCTGACCAAGCGTGCCTGATTGCGGGCCTAAACCCGCCATCAGGCTAAGGTTTCCGGCCATACGATCAAACATATCCTGCATCATGTGATAGAAAGCCTGATTACCCTGATCAACGCCACCCATCTTCAAAACATTCACACTCTCAGGATTACCAACTCTCGTCCACTCACCATCTGAAGCCTGCTGCAATCGCCTTGCATCATCCTGTGAACCATCCTGATAGAACGGAATATCCTTCTGTCGCTGTGCCTGTGCGCGTTGCTTCCTCAGCAAACCATTGATAATATCGTTGATACCCTTCAGGTTCATTGCCGGTGGAAGCGGCATGATATTATCCGGCACATCTGATGTTAAACTCAGCTTGTGGAAAGGCCCACGTTCAGGACCTGCCCAGTCAACAACCCTTAGCGGTTTACTCATCTTATTAACCGCAAAGGTGGCTACCTGCTTATTGGCAGGTAGCCAAACATCCATTAGCTGAATCCTAGGTGTAATAGAATCCTGAGCCTTCTCGGCACCATGAAGCTCCTTAACAGATTCTTCATCTGACTGATCATCCCAAGTTGAATAGTCCTGACTTGGTAGTAAATCTTTAACAATCTTCTGGTCAAGCGAACCATCCTGACGAGCCTTTTCGAAAGGCATATGGTACTTATCCAGAGCAAATCTTATCTGTGACCATTTCGTCGCCTGCATGTCGAATACGAAGTTGTCGAGCGATATGTTCTCAGCATACGGTTTTCCCGGATCAACCCATTCATCCTCGTCACCCAACTGGACTGCGCCTGCCTCGGCTGTATAAACCTTGACAATACCGACCGAAAAGAAAGCATCAAGGACAGCGGCGCGCAATGTTTCCTCAAGTTTGATTTCCTTGATAAGATTGTTGATAGCCACTTGGAACTGATTGGCAAACCAAGTTAGTTCAGGATGAAGGGAGGTGATTAAGCATCTGGGTCGATTGGCAGCCAGAGCCATCGTATAGGTCTCTGCTGTCTGATACATCAGGTTTTGTATGATCTCCTGACGGTCGTAGTTCTGGCTGCCGTATTGACTCCCTACATAATCCTTAATCAGCTTTGAACGATTGTCTCTAAATGGCCTTAATGCACGAGTGCTGTGCTTAATTGCCTTATCTAAACGGGTTAAGTGCGTCTCTTTCGCAAGGTCTATAAACATGCTATCCCCATTTATCCTTTACTTTAACTTCCGCCATATATGTGTTTATTCTATGAGCCATTGTGAATTGAGGAGTATCCTTGTTCAATGTGAATTCCTCAACGTCATCTTTTGTCGCAGGTCTATCCTTCGCAGCGTGCCATGCTAAAGCTGCGGCTATAACCCTGTCACCATGAGCCTGACCCTTCGATGAATCATCCTGTGTCCGAACGCTACGGCTATGCACTACACGACCATCCTTGTAAACATACTGCCTACATTCCTCAAGCAGCTTGTCACTTCTGATAGTAAATTCACCTGTCTGAACAGCTTTACTCATCTGCGTAAGCACAGATAGCTTATTCTTATCGGTGCTGTGCCACCCCGGATTCTTCGTCTTTTTACTATAGCTTCTATTGTCTATTTCACGATAGTAAATGTTACCGTATGTCCTCTCCAAGACCTGCCTTCCAAAGGCACCTCCCGGTGGACCGTTAGCTTCCCAAATAAGATAAGCATCACGGAACCAGTTACACATTGCGATCACATAGTCAGCAAACCTCTCCGGCCTCATCGTGTTGGTGGCAAACTCTGCGACCTGTTGACCAGTGACAGTATCCACAACAACAGCAACAGAATTACTGCTATAGCTACCCCCAAGACCGGCACTAATGTCGCAACCGATACAATACTGGCCTGTAGCCACAGGGTTGTCTCGCGCGTCCCGATGACACCACAGTTTGAACGGTCCGTCAGGCATCGTAGTGTAGTCAGGAGTGAGTTCAATTTCATCGTAATCGAGCATTCCAGCGTCATACGGGTCAAGCAACTTTGGCTTAGCGGATTCATACAAATCCTTTCCAAAGATTTGAGCCTCTGAACCACCATAGTCACGGTCTAATTCCTGAGCGATTGACTGAGGAGTTGCTCCGGGTCTTAAACATTCCTGATCGTAATACGGGCTTCTAATTTTCCCATCGAGTACAAATTTGTAGTCATCGGGAAACTTGTAATTTTCGTCGAGAATTTTGACAAAGCCATTCTCGCTTGTGTATAGGCCCGGCTTACGATCAGGGTGTTCCTTCCAATCCATTACGATCTTGCACATGTTGCTGGGTTGGTGCATTACATCGTAATATGCACCGCTTGCACCCTTGGGAGTGCTAACAAACATGCGACAATCCGTTGCGTGCTGAGTCGCTGCCAAAGCCTTGTAATCATCGCCATTAGGAAAAGCTGCATATTCATCAATAGCAATGCTCTTCTTACGACCACCACGGAAAGCATCTTCTGTCGTACTCGCTCCCTCAAAGCTGCTTCCGTTATCCTGATTCTCCATAATCATTGCTGCTCGATACACCCGTGGCCTCATCCACGGGGGTATCCCACCTGACTGTCCTTCACCCTTGAGCAGGAAGTCCAACTTCCACATCAAGGTATCCTTTTTACCCGGCTTATCTACCAAGTCAGCCGTTCTGCTCATAATCCCCAAACTTGTCATTGGACGAAACATCCAATGATAAAAGTAAAGGGTGAGGAACATCCACGTTGCACCCAAGTCACGAGACTTCTCAATACCTATGTCTCTTTGACCAAGGTTTTCGTGCATGTCTAAGAAAGACGTATCCTGATAACCATAGGTTATGAAAGGAATGATATTCGAGGTCGTCCCCCTTAGTCGGGACGACCTCGGCTCATATAACCAACAGAAGGCGTTAATGAAAAACAGAATATCCTGCTGACACCCAGTAAACAGAATACGCTGCTTCTCCTTAGTATCAGCCCAACGCAACAAGTCCCTACGGTACTCTAAGTTACTCTTTAAGTCCTTCGGAACTTGCTCGTATAGTTTCGTCATGCTGAATTCAGTCTTGGATCAGGAGGAGTATGTTCTTCAAAATACTCCATCTGCATCTTAATCGCCTTTTGTGCAGCTTCCATCAACTGAACCTGCTTGTACTGCTGATAGACTGCCAAACCATAGTGCATACCAACGAGTATGCAACAAATACTACCCGCTAGAAGAAAAAGGGATTCCAACATTTTTCTCATCGTGACCTCCGCCAATGTCATTCAAGAGTTGAGATATAACATCAATGCTATGCTCCGTTGCACGCATTGACTGATCATCATCCTTGGCAGAACTCAACTTGAGTTCCTCCTTAATGACAATCTCCATAAACTTACCTGTGTTATCCACTGCCCAGCACAACATCGACCAAGCACCCGGTGAAGGTGCCTCCTCCGATGCGACAAACCATTCATCACGGTCGCCCTTGCACTTGTGCAGGCTATGGTAAACCCAAGCTATCTCCTCCGGCAAATCACTTTCACTCAAGTTGTATTCTGATAATCGCTTTACGTCATTTATGTCTAGTTCTTCAAGCTCGTTAGCACGCATCTCAGCGTTGTGTGCTTCCCTACGCTCTGCTGACATCTCCTTCTCAAGATGCTCCTCGTACAGCTTTCTCTCCGCATCAGGGCCGTCATAGCCTGTCTTCAGGCACGCCTGATAGGTGGCCTTCATCGTGGAAAGACCATCCTTGATGAAACCGTCATAGTATTCCTTGAATACGTTGTAGCGACCCTCTCGCTTCATCCGTTCAATAAATAGGGAATATCCCGGTCGCTTCCGCTTCTTTGTCATCGTGTCTCCAAAGTGAAATACTGGGGAACAGCACTGGAGTGCGTGATAGCAATACCAACAATGTCAGCATCCATCTCTGTCGCAGTAAGGTTTATGCTCCACTGACCATTGCCTTCATGCACAGGAGTTGCGTCCAATGAACCTTGAGTACCACCATCCTTGGTAATCTTTACTGTTACGGTGCCGCTTGTAACGGCGGCACCGTTAGCTACGGCAACCAATGCAAAGGTGTAACCTGTAACAGGTAACCCCTTTAAAAACAACTCATCGTCGGTCTGATCACCAATGATATGATTTGATTTAAAGTATAAAGGCACATAAGAATTAATCGCACCCAAGCCACGGGTAACGATGAATTCAACTGTATCAGACCCGATAAATCCGGGGCCAATAAGGTCTTTAATCGGCATTAGCTGGCCCTTGTTCTACTACTCGGATTGCTTGCATGATTAATCGTCCATGTCATGGCCGTGTCACTTCCGTTCAGCTTCTTACCTGTAATCGTTGTGCCGGACACAGAAAACTCGCTCACAGCACACAAAATCATATAGAGTAATTCGGAAGGTGTTCCATTCTCTCCGTCCCCTGCGTAGGCTTCGGTAAGATCTGTTGTCCACATGGCATCCATCTCAGCTTTAGTAGGCGGATCGTAAGCATTCAGAGCGTCTGTTACTTCGCTCTGTACCTCAGCATCCCAGCTGCTGTTCCACGGTATCGCTGACAAGCCAGCACCATTGGCTCCGATGACCGCTGTATCTGTCAGGATGTCTGCGACATACTTGCCGAACGATCCTGAACTGGTATGATCTCCGGCAGCTTCATTCCATACTGCATCCGCAATGTCAGCAGCACTACCACCCCCTCCGGTTGTCCATGAGGCATCACCTCTATCCCTAAGGGCCTGAAGGCTGTCCGTAGTATTAACAAAGTCATCCCAGTCAGCAGTGCTTTCCTTACTGACAAGCTGTGCAATGATAGAATTATCCGCAACATCGCTACCTGATACCGATGCGCTTACAAGATGGTCTAACCCCATCGCCACAAGTGCATCATTACACTCGCTTTGAACTTCAGCATCCCACGAGCTATTCCACGGGACTGCGGTAAGCCCAGCACCCGCTGAACCTATCTCTGCTGTGTCAGTGAGAATAGCATCAATGTCTGTTTTAACTTGCTCACCAAATGTTCCTGATGATGTGTGACCACTTGTAGCTTCATCCCATACTGCATCAGCAATAGAGGCTGCTGTAGGTGGACTTGCAGTTATCCAAGAAGCATCTCCACGGTCTCTTAGAGCTTGCAAACTATCAGTCGTATTAACAAAATCATCCCAATCGGCGGTACTTTCCTTGCTAACCAACTTGGCAATGATTGAGTCATCTGCAACATCTGAACCTGCAACTGATGCACTAACCATATGATCTAAACCCAAAGCTACCAAAGCATCATTGCACTCACTCTGCACCTCAGCATCCCAGCTACTATTCCACGGTATTGCAGTCAAACCACTACCTGTTTGATCACGCAATGCCTGCAAACTATCAGTAGTGTTTGCAAAATCATCCCAGTCAGCCGTACTCTCTTTGCTTACAAGTTTAGCCACAATCGAGTTATCCGCTACATCACTGCCCGCAACAGACGCAGATACCAGATGATCTAAACCATACGTCTCAATTGCTGCATCACAAGCAGCATTTATTTGATCGGTGGCATCAGAACCCTCAATACTAGCCACATCGACACGAGCATTGCTATCAAAAGCAGAAGCACTAGCAGCAAATAAAGCATCGTAAATGGCCTCTTCCAACACATAACAGTATTTAAATACCGGTAGTGCGCCCGACTCATGCACAGCAATCAACAACTCGCCAACCGTGTTGGTATCCGTTGCATCAAGCGTGATCTGATAGAAACCAAGCTCGTCATGCGTACCACCACCACTGTTCTTTGCGACAATGTTAGCACCGGCCTTACTCAGACGTATATCCGTGTTTGAAATGGTTAAGCCTGTTTCGGCTGTCTTACCGTCGTCCTCATCAAGGAATGGACCTATAACCACTGCCTGACTGGCTGTACTCTGCTTTAAAAACATCTTAATTCCTCATCTGCCTGTAAATGTTCATTGCCATTGGTAAAGCTGTACTGGCTACGGCAGTTTGATCGGCACCGATGTCCCACGTGTCACCAGATGAATCACGATCACGTCCGTCAATATCTATATTAACATTTGTTGGTGATGTTCCTAAGTCTGTTCCAGCACCGATAGCATCGGCACCTGCCTTCAGGTGGAGGTCTTCGGTTCCCGCCGTATCAGAAACAAACAGATCTCCGTATGCTTCTCCAGTTACAGAGTTTGTTCCGGTTGCAGTAGAATCTGTAGACAAATTGTAGTCTGTCGTTGCGCCCGAAAAGCTGGCCCCACCGAAGCACAGGTTATCACCGCCGATGGGTCTTGCTGCAATGTTATTTTTCAGAACAGCATCTGTGTCCTTCACCGCTATGCAGTATGCGTCCTCAGATCCAGATCCGGTTTTGACATAGTACACCGTATTGTTGTACAAATTTACCGGATAGTTTGAAGACTCAACTCTAATACCAAATGCTGAGTCATTGCTGTCCTCAATGTTGTAAATAATATTATTTAGGCAATGCCGAGTGTTAGATCCACTCCCGCTTCCCCAGACATAGATTCCATTTAAATCGTTGGATTGATCTTTTAGGTCACGAACTATATTGTTGTTAAAAAATACATCGGTGTGCGCATTTGCACCAAAGTTTATTCCAGAAAGAACCCCCGACCCAGTGCTGCTTAAATCAAGTTCAAGCCATTCCACAGTTACATCATTACGTTTAAGCACGATAGTGGGTGAACTTGTTCCTGTATATTGAATTCTTGCTCCACTATTTTCGGTTCCATCATGTCTCTGCGATGATGGAGATGTTAGCTTAACGCTACCAAGACCTACCGTTCCACCTCCATCTATAATGAATCTCTCATTTAGAACCGAGTCGTTGTATACTTCACCAACTGCATCGTCACTACTTGAGTAATAACTTGTATTATCTAGGTCGCTTTCCCATAGAGTGATTGTGCTATAGGTTCTTTTGAATACACCAGCCGCTTGGCTGTATGACATATCAACAATACCATACGGATTTGTTGCAGATCCTCCCGTTATCCACTTTAGCGTGTAGTTGCTACCAGATATTCCTGTCACAAGATATACATATACAGTTCCCATTCCATTGTCGAATTGCACAGAGTCCCCAACGCTAACTCCAGTAGGATCTGTACCAAATGTTACCGTGTATGGGTTAGACCCTGAACCACCATTGGGTGTTTCAGTATCTATGCTTGTGTTAGTACCAATGCTAGTTGTTACAGTTGCCATTAAATTAGACCACCCGTTATTTTATTAACCTCAGTGTTATCAAGCTGTGGACTTTCAGAGTCTAGTCTGGCATCAACCATCATCGTGGGGCTTCTTATGTCATCCACATTAACCCCAAATTCTGAAGCCAAATCCCAGTAGGGAACCATCCACTCTCTGCGGGCTATTAGTATGGGTTCAGGGGTGCCGTTGTCTTCCGTGATAGAATGGGTTCGTAGCTCAGCAGTTGAGTGAGATATATCATCCTCATGTCCATGATGCCCGCAACATGAGATGGGGAAGAAGAATGTTTGCTCGGCTGGGGTAAGATGCCAGTGCTTATTGTTTACTCTAAGGTGGTCAGACCTATTCTCGATTTCATCCCATAGGGCCTGCGAATCGTAGTTAATAGATCCACCATACCAATACTCTGAACCTGTGCCGCCAAATATATTATGGCTAGCGGATCTGAGTCGTCGTCTTAAGTACTCATCTACATCTATGCGTTCATCGGTTGTCTTGTTGTGGACAGTAACCTCTCCGGTAATAAGATTAGTTCTCTCTACATTGTCACCAGTGCGGACAAACTTATACTCTGAGGAGGTGACCAAACGGGCTTCGTGAATCGTACCGCTTGTGTTGAGTCCCGATACGTCATCCAACTGGCGTTCAGTTGATGAGCATATCGTTTCAGCATTAGCCTTAAGAATGCGATCTGTACTAAACGCCTCAACAATGTCGCCATCTTTGTATCCAGTTGCTGATCCTGAATCACCAACCTTAATCAGCATCTCCATATTCGATTTCCCCTACGGTAACTTCTAAATGAAAGGGATGGTGTATTGAGTCATTCTTCCTCCTCAAAGCCGAAGAGCTTTGTTATATACCTGCAACCACAGAATCTGCACTTAACATCGTTCGGAAACACCATTAAGTCCATATCCTCGCAGTCAATGCTTATACACTCATTCATCAACTCTTTAGATATGTGTATAGCACGCTCGAAATTCTCCCTGCCACATTCAGTGCAATCCCAACGCCAAGCGTTGAATAATTCGACAGACTCAAGATTTTCCGCCATGTGAGTCTCCTTTCAATCCAATGATACTCCATAGGGTCGAAAATTGGTATCTCGGCTGATGCGGGATATACGTTAGGAGTCCCGCGCGTGGGCGGGGGGGTATGGATTGGATATAGCTACACTACTGCATACCCCTCCCCCCCCTACAAAATAATAAAACACCCATAATCCTAGTGCCTAGCACTGTCATGTTGGGTAGCCCACTCGAATAGCCCATAAAAATGCCACCAACTTGACAGCGACGTAAGTCCTTTGTTTATAGGGGTTTACGTCGTCTCTCTCTACTCATATCCCCACAATATCCCCCCAATTCTGTCAAGTCCCGTGTTGACAGTGCCGATAAACCTGATAGACTTTGAACCGTGGCACTGAGCCACAGCGAACAACTAACCCCAACACGGAGACAATCAGATGCCATATGAACACACTAGAATCGGCGGCTACCCAATCATTTACATCACTGACGATGGCTCTTTATTGTGCGGTAAATGTGCAGGGGAATACGATGAGGGGCATACACATCACGAAGGTGACCCCATTCACTGTGATGAGTGTAATGAAGCTGTAGAATCCGCCTATGGCATCCCCGAATAGTCGAAACGCGCTTCGGCGCGTCCGCCGGAATTGACCTACCGACTCTGATGATGACAGGTCACTTAAACCCCAACACGGAGAATTATCATGAAACTTCAAGACATTATCCAAAGAAGTGCAGCAATTAACACCAAGTTTACTGAACTGCGTAAGGCCATTAGGGATTTCACCGAAGTCCAAGACAAATACGCCAGATTCGGTGCATCAGACACCGAAGCCGATCTTACATTTCAAGTTGCCATACGTGACGCTTGGAGTAATGGCAAGAACACCATCGAGTCTGACCCCGATTTTTGGGAATTGTACACGGTCGGATACGATTGCACGGAAGCGGGCAACGCACTTGCTGAAGCCGCCAGCAAAGTCATCGAGTTGGTACTATCGCCGGTACTCAAGCGGTCAGAAGTGATAAGTAGGTACTTGGCAGACTACTGTTGGCGAATAGCTTGGCCTGCAACCTAGGTAACCGAAACGCCCATATTGGGCGTCCTAGTCGGTCGAGTGAACCGACTGCTGATGAGGCAGTACCTTACCCCTAATTACGAAAGAGAGTTTTGCGATGATTATTACAAAAATGCCTACCAAATTTGGTAACCCTTCAAAGGATCAAGTAGTTATTTCAAGTGAATTAGGCCAATCGTTTGTGTCTTACGGCACCACAATTGCTATCCGCAACACTGACGGCATAACCCTTGACGAAAATTATTGGGACTATTCCGCAACTACAGGAAGCTACCGAAACCAATTCTTAAACGAGGGTATCGCCGAAACACGTTCTAAAATTGCATCAGGTGAGTACAAACTTGCTGACCTGAATAACTAACCCTAAACACCCTCAGTGGCTTTAGACGGCCACTGAGGGGCTGTAGTGGGCTGCGTAGCTCGCCTGATGATTCCAAAAGGATGAAACAGCACTAAACCCCAAACGAAAGAGAGAATTACAATGTCAAAATATAAGAATAGCAACGGAATCAAAATCGGAGATTTGGTCAGGGATAGCTATGACCGAATCGGGATTGTGGTTGGAAAAGCCGCTACACCGGACAGCCTATGGCTTAGGGAACAAGGCGACTCTAAATTGAGAGGCTTGTTAAAAATAGATTCTGATACCATTCCAAAGTATCTTTACGAATTTTGGATTGAGATACTGCCTCTTGATGGTGGGGCAACTATCACAACCGCTGATTTGGTCAGTCACAATTTCGGTCAAGTAACTGTTGAAGCATACGTATACGCCTACAACAATGCGAACGCTTCAGCTAAAAACCTTCTTGAAATGCTTCCGATCTACTGTGAATACAGAAAGAACCCTTTAGCAACTGCTTAACCCCTATCACGAAAGAGAGAATTACAATGATTACCAACGAATTAAGAGATTCAGCCATTAAGAATTCAAAGTTTCTAGAGGCAATAGATTTCCGAATCAACGATTTCAAAATGTCAGATCTGCATGACTTGATTGATGAACGGAAGCGCGCTGAAATATCAGAACTAAGAAAAACTCTACGTGAAAACCGAAACAGTTCACGTATCAGTGAACCACACTATGTCAGAGATTTCTATTGGTGTTCCCAAATAGAATTTCTCGAAGGTAACCAAGGGGGGAGAATTGATAATTGCGACCCCCTTTATTCAGACAAGATTACCAAGGATTTAATATTTCATATCGCTGAACGAGAAGATGAGCAAACAGACCGTATTTACATTAGTGGAAATTTGAGGATCAAGGGGGATTACGGCAACGCAATTCAACGCATGGACGAAAGCGAACCCACCGACTATTGGTGGTCGGTAACTATCTACTTAGGCGACAGATAGCCACCACCGTCACCGACTGGCAGACATTTGGGTTCAAGTCCCAAACGGTGACTTCGTGAATCCCATGGGGGGATTCACGTTAAACCCCTATCACGAAAGAGAGAATTACAATGGCTACTTCCGAATACCTAGGCCATAAAGAGCTATACCATTGCTTACAAGGCTGTTATTTGAAAACACCGGATAAGGATGGCTTCAATAGCTATGTTAGGCCAGTCCTGACCTACCTAAACTGCTTTGGACACACTGAGATAAGCATTAAGCAGACAATTAAGACATGGATTGACAGTGACGATAACACCCTACGAATATCACACTGTGAAATTGAATTCCATTCCGATAGTCAGTATGAACCGGTGTTCATACTTGACTACTGGCCTAGTCAAAACGAAATCCGAATAACCGATAGCAACGGTGATTGGGATGAATGGCAAGCGTAACCCTTGCCCGTCACCGAATGGAATACATCTAGGTTCGAGTCCTAGACGGTGACTTCGTGAACCCCATGTGGGGGTTCACGTTAAACCCTAATTACGAAAGAGAGAGAACGATGAAAACTAAACAGCATAAATACCCCAATTTCAAGAAGCTAGTTGAAGGACTTGATGAATATTTCGGAACACCATATGGAGTAGTATTCAACAACCACGTAAACGATGCACATGAACGTGCTAAGCGTGTGATGAAATTGGTATGCGAATGGAATCTGAAAGAGATTGAAGAAGCTGAAGAAGAAGGAATACTATCTATTTTTGATAGTGGAGAACCAACTGAGGCAACTATGACCTACGTGTCATTAGTTGCTGCGTTTGTTTTAGAAGCGTAAACCCTAATAATGTCAAGTAGGTACTTGACAACTACCGACAAGAGTTTATATTGACTCTTATCACTAACCCCAATTAACGAAAGAGAGAGAATAATGCTTACTACAGATCAAAAAAATGCTACCCACATCATTGGTAGATTTAAAAACCATTCTGATGCTGTTAAGGCTGCCCGTAAGGTTGGTTGGAAAAATGGAGCAATGGTGGTTGTACCACCTAGTGACACATTCCAAAGAGGTGGAAAACGCAAAGATTTTTTAGTTTTAATTAACCATAACTTTTAAGCCGAAACACCACAACGTGTGGTGTCATGCGGAGGTTTATCGCTCCGCATCTGACGATGGCAGATTCCATTCAACCCCATTTTGGAGAGTTAAAATGAGACTTAATGACGTAACAACCACGGAAGCTATTCAGGCTGTCCGTGATACCTTTAACTTCACCGTTGGCAAATACCCGTTGTCAGCACCTGATAATATGAGGACACCTTGGTACGGTCTTTTCAGGGAAGACACTTGCAAAGTCGTCGGCAATAGCAGCGTCACTGACCGCTATACCCCACACACGACCGAGGACGTTACAGCCTTGGTTGAGACTGCATCTGAGTTGTTTGACGGCAATGTTAGCGTCAATTGCCATTTTAATAATGGTCATTACGTGACAGTTGCACCAACCAATGAGAATCGGCTTTCGATTTTCGGTACGGAAGATAACATCTTTCCCCGCATCTACATTTCGGCGGGATATGATGGAAAACCATTCCGTGCATCAGTTGGCTACTTCCGAGATCTTTGCCGCAACTTGGCAATGCTTGAAACCGTAAAGGCTACAAGTGTTTCTATCCGGCACACACACAGTCTTAGGGATAAGATGCGAGATCTGCGTGCATCGTTTGAAGGTTTGCGTGATGGTTGGGAGCGGCTAGGTGACGTTGTATCCGCAATGGAATCACGTCAGGTAGACGTAGAGGCTGTAATGAACAGCATCTACGGTCAGGTTCCTACCGATGAAGGACGGTCACGTACCATCCACGTTAATCGTGCTGAGTCTATCATCAACCGATTGATTCGGGAACGATACGCATCGGGTCGTGGTCGCATCGACCACCGGCAACCACGTGTCTCCGCATGGGAAATGTTTAATAGCATCCAAGGCCATGCTCAGCACGATGCTAGTCGACGTGGCCGCCCTACAGAGTATGACCGTGTACTCTTGGCTAACAGGGATACACATGTCCGAAAGGCAGAGTCCCTACTAGTATCTGCTTAATTGAATGGCAAATACCCCCTGCCCTGTAATGGGGCAGGGGGTTATGTCGTGAGGTGTGTACCTTACCTGATGAGTTCAAAAGAACGAAACATCAGCCATTTACCCAATTACGAATAAGGAAATTCTAATGTTCGACTACCTACTAATAGCGGGTCTTATCGGATGTATCCTAGCTAACATTGAACTGCACTTGCAGAGTAAGCGTGAACAGGCACATGAAGACAGTCAGTATCTTGAGGATCTACGAGACATGAGTGAGGTGTTCTATGAATAAAGACAGCTTAAACCTAGTTGGTTACTGTAGAGTTTCTACTGTAGATCAACAAACAATCGAGAAGCAAACTATCTCCATTGGAAAATACTGCGAGGCTATGGATCATAGCCTCGTAGATGTTTTCTTTGATAAGAAGTCAGGGAAGACAATCGACCGTGATGGGTTCAAGTCATGCCTCAATCTACTTGAGAAAGGTGTGGCAGATGGGATTATCGTTCAATCACTTGACCGGATTAGTCGCAATCTCAATGACTTCACATTCCTGATTAACAACTACTTCGACAAGTACCGTTTGGTATCTGTCAAAGACTCTGTTGATACCAGCACAGCATCAGGACGGTTAGTTCTTAACCTTCTTGTTACCGTGGCTCAGTGGGAACGTGAAGCCATATCCGAGAGGACAAAGGAATCTATGCGATACCTGAAGTCCATCGGTAGAGACACGGGAGGTAAGCTATCCTACGGATTCAAACGTGGAGTCGGTAAGGATGGCAAACCCAATGGATGGGTCGTGGCTCACAATAAGGAAAGATATAAACTCTACTTAATGCAGAAATGGAGACGAGATGGGATTAGTTACTACGGAATCGCTAAGAAGCTCAATGAACTAGGATTCTTAGCAAGAGGCTGTAAGCTCTGGTCGCAAGGCAAGGTTCATAACATCGTTAAGTCTGCGGAACGTAATGATTTCAAAATCGTTGGCATTACCGAGGAAGATGTAATTGCACTACGTGCTGAGGAGCAAAAGAAATTAGACAAGGATGCTATTACCCGATTGAAGGTTAGGATCGAAGATCAGGTAGAAGACCTTGGAATACTTGACGGTTATATTCCCGAATTGTTAAAGATTCGAGACGAATATGACGATCAAGGAGGATAGGGTGTCAGATTCCTACTTGACAGAATGAATCAAGTGTGGTAAAATGCACTTATCGAGTTTACCCCAACACGATTTTAGAAAGAGAGTTATCTATGATTAAGAGATTAGGTTTACCCTACCGTACATCCACGGGATGGGACTTCGATGACCCCAATAACGATAGCTGCCCCGTAGTGGGCAGCTATCAGACAAAGGCAGAAGCAAACGAGGCACGCATCAGCTTGCAGCGTAGCTATGCTAGCTTAAAGAAACTTTGGCAGAAACTTTTTCGGGAGAGTAGCGATGAAAGATATTGAAATCACTAATGATATGAAGATACGCTTGTTGCGCAGCCATAAAGCTGAGAATAACAATTGGAGTCACCCTAAGAACGTGACGTTCACTGAGGGTACTGTGTTAGTTCAACATGGCGGCAAGAACAGATCAGGAGTTTGCTGGTGGCTATTGGAGGAAGATGTTGATAAACACATCCCGCCAACGTACCGCCTAAAGGATGTTCACTCCCGTCACCCCTATGACTTAGGTGTGATAACAGATGCTATGGAAGTCGAGGTTCTTGATGATTCTCACAGGCAATAGCCTCGATGTTCTCAAGACCCTAGACGGGGGCGTGGTACATACCTGTATCACGTCCCCGCCCTATTGGGGTTTACGGGACTACGGCATGGACGGGCAATTAGGACAAGAGTCTACACCATCCGAGTATGTATCTAACCTCACCAAGATATTCCGTGAGGTTAGACGTGTACTCAGGGACGATGGTACGCTCTGGTTAAACCTAGGCGATACCTATGCAGGGACAGGTCATAAGGGTGACCATACCGATCCTAAGAACCGTGATGGTCGGACAGGACAGGCACATGCGGTTAATAACAAGATTGAAGGGCTAAAGCCTAAAGACTTAGTTGGCATACCGTGGAGAGTAGCCTTTGCATTGCAGGACGATGGTTGGTATTTGCGACAGGACATCATATGGCATAAGCCCAATGCTATGCCAAGCCCCGTTAAGGATAGGCCAACCACTGCCCATGAGTATTTATTTCTACTGTCAAAGAGTAGGAAGTATTACTACAACCATGAAGCAATCAAGGAACCATGTTCACCTGAGAACGTGGAGGACTTCAAACGCAGGAAGACCACCAACAATAAGGCCGGTGACTATGCACAGGAAAGACCTGACTTAGCTAGGGATAGATCCGAGTATATGCCTGCTGACTTCAAGCGTAACAAGCGGTCTGTGTGGGATATAAACACTAAACCATTCAAAGGTGCGCACTTCGCCACTTGGCCGGAGGCATTGGTTAAGCCCTGCGTACTGGCAGGATGTCCCGAAGGTGGTACAGTGCTAGACCCGTTCAGTGGCTCAGGTACAACAGGCATCGTCGCTAATAAATGCGGTGCAAAATACATTGGGATTGAGATCAATCCTGAGTATGTCGAGATGTCTAAGCGCAGACTCTCTCAAACATTTCTGTTTTAGCGCATTAAAATAGCCCCGCTGAGGAGAGTTTACTCAACGGGGCTAACCCCAATCACGAAGTTGCCAGCAAGAACCGGCGACTACATGTTTCTATATAGTATATATAGTAGTGGCCGCCCGCTAGGGGCGGCGGCCACGATCTTAGGTCTGACCTACTAATCGTTACCATCTTATACCAATTATACACAGTGTAGTCTTCTCACACTCCGCTTGTCAACAGGTGAAGCAACATACCTGTCCGAAATAATTATCGGTATCCCCCATTGACATACTTGAACCTTT